GGCTCGCCATTTTCTGTGCCAATCATAATCATTTCTGGATTCAACATATCATTTGCGACTGTTCCCATAGCAATTAAATAAGGATTATAACTTAAATTGGTATTTGTTACTAAAGGTGAAATTTGTTCACGCATAACACCAGGAAGCACTGTACTAATAACAACTAATCTTTGATTACGATTCATATGTTTATTGCATTCAATTACTGCTTCTTTAAGTTGAGTGTAATCAAAATCTTTTGCTGGCAGATGTGTAATAGGCAGACTGCCGTCATATTCGGATTGATGAGGTGTAGCAACTGAAATAAAAACTATTTCTGCGCCGGAAACAGCTCCTTGTATATTAGGCCATAGCGTTATATGCTTGCTATGTTTTTTTATTTTATCGTATCCGTTAATACAATGACCTTTTTGAGCTGCTGCTTCTGCGCAAGGCATTCCTAACTTTCCTAATCCTATAAAACTAACGTTCATTAAACTGCTCCATTGGTAATTAAATTAAAATTATCGTACGTGGCATTTTTATTGTAAAGAACATTATATAACTCGAAATTATGTTTTACACGTTCAGCCATTTGATTTCTAATTTTAATTAAATGTTTTTCGTCGTATGTAGAAAATCTTTTTAAATTATCAACTATAATTTGTATCCTTGTTTGTAACGGCAAATCAAAATCATACGACTCGTCAATCCAAGGAGCAAATGTATAGTAACCTAAATCTCGCATCCTATCCAGTGTTCCAGGGCATCCTAAATTGATAAAGGGCATTCCTATTGCAGGAGCTTTAAAAGATTTTTCTGTAAGAAACATTTTATTATTATCAACCCAAGTTTCTGTATTTAGAAATAAAAAACTATATTTGCATTGTTTTGGAAATTTATAAACAGGATTCACATTTTTTAGATCCGGTTCATCTAAAATGTCGAATTTAAAATTTTTAAAATTTGTTTCAGGATGTTGTTCATAATATTGATACATTTGTTCATAAGCATCAGCAAAAGTAGTATATCCATATTTTGCTAGATTGTTTTCAAAAATCTTTTCTATAAGTGATGCTCTATGATATCTATAGGCTCTATTTAAATTCATATATATTTTTTTTGGTTTATACTTTACTACATTTTTTACTGGCTCTAAAAATTTATAAAATATAGGATTAGTAATATGAATTATGTTCGGGTCGTTTGTTTTACATTTTTCTGGGGAAACAATATAAATTTTTGATTGAATAAATTTGCTTATGCGTTTTACAGTTTCAATTAATGTTTTATTTGATTCTAGTAAATCGCATATTACAATTTTATTTTTTTCTTTCTCTAAAAAATCTTTATGTCTATTTAAAAATCCAATGATTTCAAATTCCCATTTATCAATGTATATCTGGTCTTCGCTGTTTATATAAAAAATAGGAATAATTTTTGGATAATCATCATCACGTTTTGTATAAACGATTTCTGTATTAGCTTCCTTCAAGTAATCATCTGTAAAATCTAGTTGAGCATATCTTGTTTGGTCTTCGTCAAACAATAAAATAATATTTTTATCTTTCATAAATTAATTTTATATCCTTACCGGGGCCAACTTTACTTGGTAAATCTCCATATTGTTCAATATACCATTCTATTACAGCTATGTACCATTTTTGACTATTGTGATGCGCTTTTTTATTAAACTGCCAAATATTATCATTTGTTGCTTGCATAGTACTCAAAGCTCTAGCACTTTCTTTCTGCATTTCTCTTAATGTCAAATTACTTAAATCCAATTTTCATAAACCTTTTGTACTTTGGCAATTCTAATTCGCCTTCATATAACACAGTTGTCATTGGTAACTTATCACTAAACTCTTTTAAATCCTTGCTGCAATTGACGTGTTCTTCAATCTCAAAATAATCGTTTCCTTGTACAACAATTAATTTGCCATCTGGTATTCTATTGTACCATTCTGTAAAATTATGTATATGTTCGGAACTTGTATTGATTATAGTATCCGGCGTGTCCCATAATAATTCTTCTTCACCGTTTGATTTATAAACACGATAAACGTGATCGTCATTGAAGTTTATATCGTGTATATCTTGAACACTTGCTTTAAATTTCCAATCATCCACTACCCATTTTTTATTAAATATTTCTGCAATAGTAGGACAACTATTATCAACATCAAAACTTCTAATTTTTATAACATCTAAATTGTTTTCAAACATCATTGTTGCAAGTGTTCCATACCAGCCTGCACACAAAAAAACTGTTCCTAAACTCATACTTGTTTTTTTAAGTTCGTCTATTAACCATAACTTACTTTCAAGTTGTCCTCTACTAAAGCAATCTTCGTCAAACTTAATTTCTTTTTCCAGCAATGTTTTAAAAGCATATACAAACTGACTATTAGTATAGTGTTCTAATAATCTCCATAAATCATAATAGTTGTCATTTAACACTAATCCTTTTAAATCTTTGCTTTTTAAAATCCTAAATATACTGTGTATATTTTTGTCAAGTACAGCTTTACGTAAATCTTCAGTGCCAGGTAATAATCTAAATAAGCTATGCAAGTTTTCTTCAAGTACCGCTTTACGTAAATCTTCAGTTTCTCCAATTATGCGTTTATTATCAATTACACGAAATATACTATGCCAATTTTCTTCCATTACAGCTTTGCGCAAATCTTCATTACAATCCGATAATTTAAATATGCTTGTTAAATCTTGATCAATATATGCTCTGCGGAGATCTGAAAGACGCTCATCGTGTTTGTACAATAGCTCAAATCTGTCTAGTAACTTATAAATTTCCATTAAACTTTTCTCTTAACCAGTCAAAGTCGTTTATCATTTTCAGTAATTCAATATTTCCTTTGTTAGCACTTCCGTACATTGTACCTTCTTTTGCACCTTTTATTGCAAAATCTCCAAATGGTTTATCACGCCCAATTGATGACCAAATTTTAAGACGTCTATCAGTTTCAACATCTTTTTGTCTATCAATTACTTTACTACTTAGCTTACAACATTCTCTAAAGGCACTTTTCCAAGTTTCGAATTCTCCTGTATTAAACGCAGTAATATTAGATACTTGTTGTATTGCTCTAAATTTAGAACTAATGCTTGTTGTCATATCTGGCTTACTAGTATCCATATCAATTGTTGCTTGCCTTGGGAATAATTTTACTCCGCCGTATCCATACACTAGCCCGTTAATGGGATTTCTACTACGCCAAACGTGAACGTGATCCCATTGCCAAACAGGAACTTGATAATTAAAATCAAAATCTTCAATTATATTAGCATCACCGTCTACGATATAAAACATTGATGTTGTACACTGCTTTGCAGCTTCTATGTGTGCTTGGTGTATGCCTTTGACACCGTGTACACGCTTTGCATTAGGAACCTTTTCTTTGAGAAGACTATAATTTTCATCAGCATTTGGTTCTTGATAACTTATGAATACAACGTCATACGGCTTAGGATTACTAATTACTTTATTATGTTCTTTTTTATTTGCTATGAACATAAATTGCCATTCTCTTTGACTAATTTTACAATGTTTACTACATAATACAACACCGTCGTGATATTCACCATTAAGATATACGTGATTAATTTTCCTATCATATTCATTATCAAATGTAAAATATTCATCAAAAGTATAATCATCAACTAATTCAATATGGGCAGGAACTACATAAAACAGTTCTGTTTCTGATTTTTCTAATGCTTGTAAATAATCTTCATAACTGTCAACAAAATAAATTTCATATTTTGCAGGACCTGAACCTGTTTGGCTCCATTCTTTACGTGCTACAGGAAATCTGTAATCAACTTCTTTTTTTGTTAAAGGCCGATTTTTACTACATAAAAATAAACCATTATATAATTTTTTGTCGTTTACTTGATGCACAAATGCGTGATTCTGTTGTCGTAAATCTGACTTATGATGTGTTATGTAAAAGTCTTTAACTAGATTAGTGGCTTGTATATTTTTACTACTCATCCAAAACATTTGTGTTTTAGACTTTTCTAATGCAACACTATATTCTTCATAACTATCTATTTCAAAATAATCAAATGACTTTGGTGTACTTGCAGTAATTTCAACAAATTTTTTATTAATAAAAAATCTATAATCAATTTCTTTTTGTGAAATTTTTGATGTTTTTGGTACAAGACTTATGCCATCGTAATCATCGCCGTTTAAAAACATATGCACATATTTTTGACTCCATTCGTCAGGTTCATAATCAAAATGAAAGTCATCATTTATAACCAAGTCAGGATACACTATCCAAAAGAAGTTAGTAATACAACTTGCCTGTGCTTGTTCTATTGTTTCAGCACATTTAAGGGTCGGTATCTTAGATTTTAGAGCTTTTAACTCAGCTTGATACAAATTTTTGTTTGCAATTAGATAAACATCGTACATACATTAATTATACTAAGAAAAACTAATCTTGTCAACATTAGAATAAATACATTGTAGGAGAAAAGTATGACTGATTTTATACCCGGAGATTCGTATCGAATTGATATTGTAGGTGCTGATAGCACATTAATTATTGATAGCTGGCTAAGCCAAATTAAAGCAAATGTTGTTAACAGAGATGGCGTTATTCAAGTTGATACAACATTTGGTAAGCTATACGGTCCTATGGTAGGAAATGTTGAGAATGAAGAAGGTGATGTACTAGTAAATGCTAGTAGTCGTACAGTTCATATGGATGTTGTCGGTAATTTAAAAGATTCTAACAATAACGTTGTAGTAGATGTACAACGGAGTTTGTTAAAAGGAAATTTTGAAGGTAATTTAGTTAACACTAACGGCGATATGATTTACGATGCGTCAACAAATACGTTGGTTGTAGATAGAATAGTAGGAGATTTATATGGAACTCATCACGGAGAAGTTGAGTTAGTAGGATCTATTAGCGGAACAGTTAATGGCAATCTAATCGGATCAAGTAATGGTACACACTCGGGCGAAGTAATGGGTAATGTAACAGGTGATCTACGTGGTGATGTAGTTGACGGCGAAGGCAACATTATGCTTAATGGCTCCAACGGTACTTTAAATGGAAATTTAAAAGGTGGTATATTAACTCCAGACACAGATGAACACGTATTAACGTGGAATTCTACACTAAGACATCACGTTATTAGAGCAGGATTAGAACATCCTGATTCGCACAAATCTGTTTTAAAATTAGGCAATACTGACAGAGAAACTATGTATACAGGAAACATAAATTGGTATGATGATTCTCCTGTACTTACATTGCTAGATTATGATGGTACAGATAAACCAAGTATACTTGCAGAATTTAATGGTTGTGTAATGGGCCAAGTAATTGATGAAAATAGAGCACCAGTGCTGACTGTAAATGAAGGACAAGTTAGACTCGAAGGCGGTTCGACAGGTGAAATCAATATTGGTTACAACAGCACAGAAACAATACAAGTATATGCTGACAATATAAGTTATAAACTTCAATCAAACCCGGTTAACACTTCTAATTTAGGACAAGTAAATTATTTTGCTTTCAACGGTGACCACGAAAATATGCTTCCACTTAATCCTGGAGATCATTTGATGGTAAACACTTGTCACGCCTGGGACGGATTGTCATATAAAATCGGAGGCGGCTTTGGTTTTTATGCAAACACAGACGTAACACCAGATCCAGACTTAGAAATATATCCAACAGATTTTGCAATTACGTTAAGCGATGGAAAAAATTTGCCTAGTGCATTTTGGGATAATCCAACAGGATTAAATTTTGACGGTAAGGGTGTTTTAGCAGTGCCAATTATGAAGTCAAAAGGTTTTACAGAAGCAGAAAAAACTGATATTGATTATGCAGATGAAGGTATGATTATATTTAATAAATCAACCAAAAAGTTTCAAGGATACAATGGAACTAGTTGGGTTGATTTAGGATAGGAATAACTGCTTCGGCTTCTGGCCACCTAGTCGAAGATAAAGTTTCGTAAAATTTATCAACATTAATTTTCCAAAAAGTTTGAAATGTTCCTTTGTATTCAAGCTCTACAGGATTTTGAAGAACACCTGCTTTGTGAAAATACTTTGCCCAAAAATTATGCACTTTATTTTGACTACCGACATCACCGGTGTGTGTGCTAAGATATAAAGGTTTATCTCTACCGATGCCTTCAATACAAGCAGGCAACAAAAATTGCGAAGCGTGTGAATAATGTATATCGGTCTTCCCTTTAAGACTCTTTACTCTATCTTTTCCGATTAAATGAGTTAACACACAAGTTCTTGCACCGATACGGTATGCATTTTTTCCTAGTATTCCTAACTCTTCTAATTTATGTGCAACTACTGTTCCTACAACTCTATTATTAAAAAGTAATAACCAAAGTTTTGCATCTTCGTATTTTTTAATATAATCTATAAGCATTTCTTGGCTGCTGTTATTATAGAATTTTTTCTTGTGTGCTTCAATAAAAAAATCAGTTAGGTCTATATCGTTATTGTATAATTTTACTTCAAACATAAGTTTCGCATAAATCAAAAAAATCTGCCATTTCAGGAAAAACTTCAATATGATTTACTCCGCGTCGACGATTTTGTTCTTTAAAAAATTTATGAAAATCCTGTCTTCCTTGTATAATCTTTTCTAATGGATATTCTGTTTTTTCCATATAGTCAACCACACGTCTAAACTTTTCATACTCAATTGTACTAAACGCATCTTTACGTTCGTCGTCTACATTTTCTTTAATAAATTGCAAATGATCACGCATATAACTAAGATATTCTTTTGGCAAAATATTCATATCATATTGTAAAGGTTCTTTTAAATGTGGAGTATCAAACCCCAAACGTTGCCATCTATGTGTATCGACATTATTGTATTTTTTGCGCCATTCTAATATTTTTTCTAACAGTGTACGGAATGTTGTTACACTAAAAATATTAAATGTAATCATTAAAACCATCGGTGCTTCGCAATTACGCATAAAGTAATCTAAGTTGCGTTCAAACACTTCAATGTCTAATCCATCACGAATATATTCTGCACGTTTGCCCCAAGTATCAATACTTGTAAACATTTTAAAACGTCTAATCTTATTATTTGTTAACAAGTTGTTTACACGATCTGTAAATTTTGCTAATTGTTTCGGTTTGCCGCCTAAGTTACTGTTACAATTAAGTTCTAATTCTGGCTTCGGATCTGCATCAAGCATATCAAATAATCTATATGTACTTTGCTGGATAGTCGGTTCGCCACCTGTAATACGTAGTATATGTAAATCTTTACTAAGTTCGGGCCACCATTTCCAAAATGCATCCAAATATGGATTATTTTCTTCTTCAAATATTTGAAACCAATCAATGTCGCATCTATGATTTTTTACCATATCATAAGGACCGTGTTGCTTGATCTCTTGATAATATCTGCTACTTGCTTTTGGATGACAATATCCGCAACGGAAGTTGCACTCGTTGCCAAACGAAACTTCTAAGTATTCTGGATTAACATCAAACTCTGCACCACCTTCTTTAACAGCATTTAATCTATGTTTAAAGAAAATAGTTTGATTGCGTTGTTTTCTGTCACTAACATAGTCTTTACCCATTGCTTCAATCTTCCAGCAATAGTTGCATCCACTGGGCTGTTCGCCCTTCATCATAGCAGCACGTTCTGCTTTCTTTTGTGCTGTGTTGTGTATAGCACTAGGATTTTCCAGTAGCGGTGCTGTATCAATCTTGTGAGGAGCAGGATGATAACAACTGTGTGTTTCACCTGTTTGAAAATATATGTTTGCGTGATACCATTTAGCAAAACAAAACGTTGGAGATATTTCCTGCGTAATCTTATCGATACGCTTGATTTCTTCGCTTTCGCTACGTTCCATTACTGTTCTCTATCTAAGAATTGTTTGCTGTTGTCACGTGCAGGGTTTTGATATACTGTTTTAAAAAACTTGCTTTGATTTCCATCAAATGGTTCGGCAGCAATAGGCAAATCTAGTTCATCTATTAACGAATATCCAAGGTCAACTGTGTCCTGTTCCATTTGATCTTCATCTAACTCTTTGTTGTCCCAATAATTGTTTAGCCATTTAAAATCACGTACATTTACAAAGTCCCAATCTGTACACATAGTTTTATATAAACCTTCTCTTGCTCCGTAAATAGCCCAACGTCCATTTTCTACATCTGCACCAATCATTTGCCAGATGTATAAACGATGCAAGTTTTTCCAATGATTATTTTTAAATTCGTCAACTGTTACACGTAGTCCTTGATCTAGTGCCATCTTAACGCCTTCACGGAACCCAGCACGCCACGCTTGATGAGGTGTAGCATTATTATGTACATCGCTAAAAGTTCCGTTCATCTGTACATATTGTGTATTCCAACAAAAATCAACTTGAGCGTGTTGATTATCTGCAGGTGCATTTTCGTGTGTACGCATATCAAGAACATATTGCTTTGGCCAACATTTTATTCCTCCATTACCGTAGCTCAAGCCATTTATAACATTTTTTGCAGTCCAACTTATAACTTTATCTGTTAAATCTAAATTTTCATCAAAGTCTATTGCTTGTGAAAGGAAATCATCTCTAATACAATTATCGCCATCAATAGTAATAAATCGATCAGTTTCACTTAATTCAGCACAAGCCTTATGAGCTGCATCAGATCCTTCGACACCGTGTACACGTTTTGCCCACGGAACTTTTTTGCACAGATCTGCATAATTTTTTTCTGCATTTGGTTCATCGTAACTAAGATAAACAATATCATAATCAATTACACGGAATGTATTAGCCATTTATAACCTCGTGGTAGTATGTAGAAAACTTTCTTATAGTATAAAGGCTTACGTTAATATTGTCAATTTCAAACTTACTGGTAAAAGGTATTTTTTTTGTTTTAGAGAAATCTAATGTTTTATACAAAACGTTAGGATCGAATAACTTTGTTACACTGTATACCTGATTGCTAGGATTAATAGAGATTTTTTGAGATTGCACATAATTTTCAAAGTCTTTGTTCAGTTCTAATTCCCAGCACTTACTTTTGTTATTTTGTTTTATTTTAACTTCGTAAGTGTCTTTGATTTCTTTTGGTATTTCGTAAACAAAATTTTGTGTATTAAAACTTTCGTTATACTGCTGTTTGCTTTTTAATACATATCTTTTTTCAATAAAGTCATATTCAACTTTATAATCACGAAGTGATTCTTTGCCTTCTGCAAAATGACGAACTTGCTCAAAATCTACTAATAAGTTTTCAAAGTTTTCATCAGGGTTGCGTGTAACTTTATCAATTACACCGTTTTCATCAAAACAAACGTATCTATCAGTGCTAATTGTAATTCTCATTGTATTCCTAAATACTTTTCATATATGTTAATTATACGGTCAACTACAAAGTCATCTTCTGTATAATGAAAAACTCCAGCTTGTGTATAATTGCCTATTTTAAGTTGCAAGTCTTCACCTAAATATGTGCCTACACGATTTTGCCATTTATCAACTACACTGTTTTGCCAATTTTGTATTCTTGGCTTCATATGTACAAAGCTAGGATATTTAGCACGTGGGTTTGTTACTTGACTTTCTATGCCCATAATCTTTACAGCAATAGCACTTGATAAATCTATACTGCATTTACGTTGATACATTTTACCGCCGGTGTGTTGTCTATAAAATTGTTGCCAATTATTTGTTATCATTTCTAGCCAGGTGTAAAACTCGTGTGCAGTATCTGATTTTTTATAATAATGTAATCCACTGTATAGATTTGGTAGTTTGTTTTTTGCAAATGTGTGTCTATAGTAATCATTTGTTACAAGTTCGTTTCTATAAGTGTAAACATTACTTGTAAAAAACAAATCATAGTTTTTTAAAAAGTTAAACCAACTGCTAATATCTTGCAAAACAAGCATATCAGTATCCATAACTAATGATTCGTCATATGGAGTTGCGTGATATGTTTTCCATCTATTTTCTATTTTCCAATCACTATCTTTAGCGTGATCTCCCCAAGGTATTTCTACAATATCATCGAAAATTTGTTTGTATTTGTCTTGCACTGTATCGTTGGTTATTAAACATATTTTTGCATTTTCGTTAGTAGCACGAATACTCATAGCATTTAAATATGCTTGTTGTACATAATCAACATCTGTGTTCTGTGCAAGCATTGTAAAGTTATTGCTCATTGATAACTCTCGCTAAACTAAACTTATTCATAACGTGTAAATTACTGCCTTTAAATTTTACAAAAGTGTATTCCCCAAGTCTGTCTCGTTTTTCTACTAGTAAATCAAATGCATCGTCTTTTATTGATAGAAGTATGTCTCTATCAATTGCATAAAACTTTTTGCCAGGTATTGTACCAACAAAATTGTTTTCTGTGTATCCAGATAGTATATGCACTGCTATACTAAATGCAAAATCATTTCTGTACACAGTATTTTTAAATTGATACACACCTCTATAGTGTATATAATTTTCTTTTATATGTTTAACTAAATTAAAAAAAACTTCACTTGTGTTGTTTTTTCTAAAATATATTACAGTAGCCCAATAAAAATCTATGCCGCCGTCACTAATAGATTTAAATTCAGGTGTGCCATTGTGTATTCCTAAATGTGTTGCATCTTTGTATAACAAAAGATCTTTTTGCTGTGTAAAACAATTTAACAATTTATCATTTGCTATTATATAATCAGTGTCCATTACAATAGTTTCTTCATAAGGAGATAAGTCGAAACTATGCTCTCTGCCGTAATTGTTAAAATTAAGAACACGTTTGTTTAATGAACCATCTCGGTATGCTTTTCTGCTTGTTAATCCATCTTCTACTTTTATAATCTGATCAAAACACTTGTTGTCAACGTCAACATTGGTTACTAAACTCACAGGTAATTGTAGATATTTTTGTATGCGGTTCGCACAAAAAATAGCTTGGTTTACGTAATTTATACTTTCATTGTTAAATGCAAATAATAGTACACCTTGACTCATAAATTCATAATACTTTCAACAGATCTTTCATTCATAAGTTTATTGTATTCTGTTAGGAATCTATTTGAATATGATTGATAATTATTAAGAATTGCATTTGTAAATTCTTGTAAGTCTTCGCATTCAACAGGTATATCATTATCATCAATAATAATAGTTGACTCTTGTTTTAATGAAAGTAAGCTTTGACAAAAACTTATAAGTTCACGAGTAATGGAAAATTGACCGCCTTTGTAATACAAAACAAGATTTTCTTTGTATTGTTCTTTTAAGATTCTTGTTTGATTATTCAAGGTAACCATATAATTGCTTATCTCAAGGGCTTTTTCAAGACGTTCGTCCATAATTTTCTCCTAACTATACCTAGTATAGTATATAACAAAATTTGATAAATGTCAAAGGTTAAAGTGAACTATCTACTGCACCTGTTGGTGGTGTTTGTACAATAGCATTAAATGTGCTTGCACCGATATTAAATGTACTATTAGGAGTAAAAGTATAAAGATTACTTGTCACTGTGCCGCCGACTTGTTCATCAGTGGGCGAACCTTGCTCGCCTGATTCTACCTGATAACCTGTACCTGTATCACTGTCATCAAATATAATTTCAAATATCATTTGACTGTCGTTTGGGATAACTAAATTAATTTGATATTCGTTATCATCATAAATTTGTTCTACAGGAATTGCTCCTGTGTTGCCTCCTGAGACACCGCCGCCTACTTTTGTATATAACCTAGTAGCACTATTAAAAAACCCACCACTAGTTGCACTGTTTGTGCTTATTGAACCTAGTGCATATTCGCTACCAGTTCCGCCTGTTCCTAATGATTCTGTAAAATAATTTGTTGCTTTTTTCCAAAAACGTATTTTACCCATTTCTGCTAGTATTCTATTCCAGTCCCAATCTTTACTATTTGTAGTACCAGTTGTTCCTCCTGTGAGACTAGCATCAAATCTTATTTGTCCACCTGCATTAAAAAAATGATTACGTGCATTCGCACTACTCCAACTTACAGTAACTCTATGTCCGATTCTATAAGTTCCGCCTGTGCCCCAAGCAGTTGATCTTGTGCTTGTTACAGTTGTAGAACTACTGGTTAGCATACCTGCTTCGTCAAAATTTGCAGAAGGAAATTCTGTTGTATCTCTGTTGAAAGATATTACATCATTGACAAACAAAGTAAAATCTGTTATATTGGCCCACTGAATTATATCGCCAACATCAACCCTATTCAATGCTATTCTTGTATTATCAGTAGCAAATTGATGTATATGTCCCGCTTGCAAATCTTTCCATAAATCGTATTGTTGTAAACTTGTAATTACATCGCTAACGCCAGGGGTACTGCCGCCGACAACTAAATCACTTAAAAGTGTACGTCCATATCCTAAATCAACATTACTAGTAGTAGGACCAACAATCGGCGACATCAGATTATGGATGCCGTTATAGTCTGATGCTAATATTGGTGTTCCGACTGCCATTTGTATTCCTTATAACATTTGTATTCTTGTAATTGTAGGAGATGAATTTTCAACATATGGACCTGTTGAACGATATTCAGAGATTACACTGCTCAACTCGCCTTCTACTCTTTCATCTGCTCCGCCAGAACCGTTTGCATCATCAGTAAATTCAATCTTAAACTGTATTTGTTTTGAACTATTTTCTTTAGCGTATATAATATAATCATTTTCGATGTACACTCCGCTACCTGTTTTAGTATACACTACTTGATATGTGCTTGTCAACTCATAATTACCAATAGTGCTGCCTGTTCCATTATTATTAGAACTTGTTGTATCAGCAAAATTAAATTTTATAGTTCCCATATTTGAAAGCATAGCAGCCCAATCTACTGATTTTTGATAATTCACTGTACCGCTGTTAGGAAGTCCTGTTAAACTACTTGTAAATCTTAATTCGCCACCTGCGTTAAAAAATCCTCTACGTGCATTACTATCAGCAAATGTAACTTGAAATTCGTGTATAACTTGCTGAGGTGTTGCTGTTCCGCCCCATAAATCTGTTCTTGTTGCTGTGTCTTTGATGGCCGGATCGGCTTGTGTAGCATCTACATTAAATTTCGCATTTTCACATATTGTGGTTAATGATTCATAAGTTTGATATGATTCTTCACCAATTGTATGCAAAAACGCACCTCCGCTTATGTATGCTCCCCAACTAGGATCGCCTATTGGAGATGTTAATGGGGTACCTGATGTTCGGTCATATGCATCATATAATTCAAATTCAGTTGCACTTAAAACTTTTGCATAGCCTGAGACACCATTAAGTTGTGTCATTCCTTGCACACCAATAATATAGTCTACCCATATTCCTTCAATAAGAAGATGTGCTTCGTTTGTTTGTATTGTTACAACATTAGAGTTACTTGTGTTAATGGATGCATTTGCGATACTAATTTGTGTGGTATTATCCTTAACTTGCTTAATTAATGATGTCGGTTCGGTACCAATTTGATGAGTTCTAATTTTTATAAGGTCTGCATATAATGCATTCATTTCAGTTGCTAATACCACATTTTCTTGAGGAACTTGAGATGAACTAACTGCTTGATTATATCCGCTAGTTCCAACGCCTACTCCTAAAAGATTACCAATTCTTGATTGTAAAAAATTGTACCTTGCAGCAGAAATTATTTGATTTACCATATACTTTCACCTTTTATATACTTATGTTTTCAAAACACACTCAACTAATTTCTCGTCTTCACTGTCATTAGATTCTAATGCTACTCCAACAAGTGCGGTTGTTTGTATAGTGCCGCAAACACCATCTTCCCAAGCATATACTGCCTGACCTTTTGCAATAGGACCTTTAACTCTTACAGGAAGTCTTCCTTTTAAACCAATGTATTGACCGTCTGCATCACTGTTCATCATTACAGCTGGATCTGTAGATACTACACCAATACACATATCACTTGCTTTTGCTGGTTCTACTTCGTGATCTGGATGTCCGCATACTGCAACTGCTGTACCTGCTGGCAATTCTTCAGCAGTGGTATATTTCTCTGCAAGGTCAGCATATCTAGCACGAGTAGCAGTACCAGTAAAAATATTTGCAACTAAGTTACCGTTTGCATCTCTGACTGCTACTGTATTAGCATCTGCGTTTATAGAGCCAGTTCTATCAACACCATCTACAACTAATGCACTGGCTTTTGTAGCTGTGCCATTAAATGTAGTTGCGTGTACTGTATTCCAACGTGCGCTAGATGTTCCAATTGTATAAGCATTGTCAATACCTGGGATTAGTGCAATATCTGTTCCATTTGTAAATCTAGCAATTTCTAGTAAGCCAGTACCTGATGTGTATGTTTGAAATTTTATTTCATCGCCAATTAAATTAGATAATGTTGCTTCATTGCCGTTAGTTACGTGTACTTGGAAGTCTAAACTATCTCCAATTTTTATACCTGCATCGTCTTGAAAATTAACGGCTGTGCCTGCGCCTGCAGATCTAATAAATTCACTAGAATCTAAACCATCAAATTTGAGAGCATTACTTGCTGATCCCCAAAAGTAAGGCAAAACTGTGTCATCGTCTACACCTGTAATACCTGTACTAGGTGTTCTAATTAATGTAATACCTTTTTTTACTACCGGAAAATGTCCCGGAATATCATAATCATCTAATGATGCTGGTTGATTGCTACTAGGTGTAAATGCTGCATCACTAATCATATAAACTGGATTGTTATCGATTAATGCAATTATAACTGGCACAGTTACATCTGATGGCGCTGATGCAACATTTGTACTTAATAATTGTGTTGTTCCTGATCCTGCTGCTTGAGGTCCTACTAAAATAAATTCATTTGCACTTGTTCTTGCAAATAATTGATTTGTATTACTATTATACCATAGGTCCCCTTCAACAAGGCCTGCTGGTTGTGAAGAACTTACTTCTGCTCCACCTGCTGTTTTCCAAGTTGTTCCTGTGTAATATTTTAGTTTGTTTGTTGAACTGTCAAACCAAACTTGTCCGCTAAGTGCTTTGCTTGGACTGGTCGAACCTGCAAAACTTTCTAGTAAAAATAAAAAGTTTTCGTTTTGCGCCTCTCCATAACCACTATAGTTTTTACCAATTAATTTTAAGTCAGTTGTATTATCAACTGTGCCGTCTTCAAGCGATAGTAATTGCTCTCCGCTAAATCTGTTAATTATGTATGCCATCTTTGTTCCTCATATAGTATATTTATTTGTTTTATGGATACGCTACTGTTGATACGTGTTCCCAAGTTCCGGCAACTACTTTAAATTTAATAGTATACCTTGTGACAGTAAATGTTGGCGCTATCGGTACAGGACTAATGTTGAAGTCTTGTAATACACTAACGTTTTGTGTACCGCCGCTATCCACAGCCGTAAAACTTTTATTTAATTCTGCATTCACATCCGCAGTATCAGTTCCTGATGGTGCTATACTACTACCGTGTATTGCAGCTTGCGTACCATTAGGTATTGTTGAAGGATCAACTAATGAAGTTAAAATTAATAATACATCATTGTTTACACCTGCGCCATTGTTAATTGCTATTGTTAGTCCAGTAAGATCAAGACCAAAAACAAGTGTTTTAGCACCAATTTCAGTTTCAACATATTGTTTTGTTGCTACCGCATCAGCGTCTGATTCTGTAAGTGCCGGGTTTTCTGCAACAGCTCTCGGACTTATTGGAGTTTTTACACCTTTTATTTCAACTGGTGTGCCTACCACTTCAATTGGTCCGTTGGATGCTAATTCAATACTTGCTGCTGTGTTTGTAATTCTGTTTGAATCAATACCAATATTATCAACTGTGATACTTCCTAATGTACCAATGTTAACAAGTCCGGGTGCATCTGTGACAGTTGCAGCAAGTGCAGTTCTAGTTAATAATGGTGTACCGTCCATCATATAAGCACCATTTATATCTGCAATATCGATATTATCTTCAGTTGTCCAGGCTAGTGTGCCAATTCTATATGTCCACTTTATACTGCCACCTGTAGTTTCGATTAACAACCCTGCATCATCAATAAATTCGCTAGAACTATCTAACAGTGTACTATCCTCTGGAATAGCAAGTTGAATATTTTTATCTGCTATTCTTAAGGATTTAACATCTTCTGTTGTTTGTGTGCCAACACGTAGTTCGCCAGCAACACGCAAATCTCCATTTACTATTAGATTGTGTTGATCTCCGTTAGTACCAATTACAACACCTTGTGTAATTGCAGCTACTGGATCGCCTTCACTGTCTATTCTTGATATTGTTGGATCAGGAGCATTGTTAAATATTCCTAATCTATTATTTGTAGCATCAAATTTTAATGCTGAATAGTATGTGCTTGCTACTTTAGAAAGCTTTACTTCTAAATCGCCGCCGTTTCGTAAATTTATAATTTCTGAACCAGTGCCTGCTGCTTTAATTTGTATATTTTGTCCTGATGAAACAGTACCTACTTTTAATCCCTCAACATTGTTTATAAGTAACGGGCCTACCATTGTATCGCCATTAGTATCGGTAGCACTTACAAAACTATCAACCGTAAAAGAAGTACCAAATTCGTCAGTAATTGCAAGAGCTTTATCAGCAACACCATCAAATATAAATGAGCTATACGAGTTGTTAATATTTAATCCCATTCTTAAATTAGGAAAACCTGCAAGTTCGAGCCCTGGGGTAAATGATTCTCTTGCTAATACTGCTAATGGTGTTCCTGCTACGTAAAAAAGTACAATTGTTTTATCTAAACTAAATGAGTCTTTTATAGTATCAACTTTTATTCCACTCAATCCCTGTGTCTTTGTATATTGAGGGCCTATTAATATCCAGTCGGTTCCGTCCCAAAAATAGACTTGATTATTTGCACTGTTTATCCAAATATCGCCTACAACTTTTTCCAACGGTGCAGTGCCGCTTACAACGCTGCTATCCGTGCTTCTAAATGTAGATCCATCGTATACTTTTAATCTATCAGTAACAGTGTCAAACCAAACTTGTCCTTTTATAGGCTTTGCAGGTGCAGAAACATTTGCAAAACTTTCTAATAATTTAATAAAGTTTTCGTTTATTAATTCACCAAATCCTTGATAATTTTTACCTATAAAAGTTAAATCAGTCGTTGTATTATCAATTTTACCATCAATTAATTCTGTTAATAATGTACCGTCGGTTTTGTTTAATCTATAGCTCATATAATCTGCCCCGTATATATAATATAATTCATTGCTACAAATGGATCAGTTGTGTTTAACGGAGTATTAGTTGCACCTGGTATACTACCTGTAGTTGATATTTTAGTACCGTTTGCACCATCAGCTGCACCGCCGCCTGCGCTTGTATTCGAACCTGTCTGTGATGCAATAGTTGTAGTTGCATAAAATTGATCGCCTGTGTCACTGTCTAGTGAGTGAGTGTGATCTGGTAAGTTAGATTCTGCAATAGTTGAAGTAGGATTACCACTTACACCACCTATTGTGCCTGTACCTGAAGTAATTCTATTATTATTATTTGATGGACTTCCGAGTAAACCTACAGGATGTCTACCTGCTAAATCAGGAACTCTAAATGTTCCTCCGCCTGCATCGCCATATGTTGTGCCAATAACATCAAATAATAAATTATATGTAGTTGTAATATACGAATCACCATTACATATTAACCATCCCGAAGGAGCAGTTGTTCCAGCATATGGTGTAACTGTGCCAATTGGAATTGTTTGTATGCTTCCAATAATATCACTTTGTGTTGTTTTATATAAATTACTTCCTCTAGCAACTAAAAATTCGTCTGATCCAACAATAGCACTAGGTAAAGCGCCTTTGTTTGTTACAAATGTAGGATCAATAACACTGTTTGCTAGTGTTTTTGTTAATCCGCCAGTTTGTCCATCAAACGAAAAGCTATCTGCCGAAACTTCACCTTCAAGTCTAAATGTTGTTGCACTATTTAATTTTCCTGCACTAGTTGCAGATCCAGTTAGCGTTCCTGTTATACTTAAACTACTACCTGCTTTAGGCTGAATAGATGTTGTATTAAGTCTATTGGCGTAAAGATTGTCGTAATAAAGTGCCGAAGTACCTAAATTATGTGTATTATTGTTTTCTGGAATAATGTTTTCTGCTGTAATATTACTTGCTACTGTGAGTGTACCGCCGACGTGTGCATCTAATGCTACGCCAATACCACCGGGTGTTGTAATCGATCCTGTAATACTACTAGTTGAATTTGTTGTATCAGCAGTTTTAATTGTTCCACTTACTAATAAGTTTCCAGTAACATCTAATGCTTCAGTAGGACTCGCATTGTTAATACCAACTGTGTTTACACTTTCGGTTGGCTTCACTCTGATAGCAGGTGTTTGTGTAACAGTTGATCTAATATCAAGTGTACCTGTTCCAAAATGTTCTAATACGCTATCTGAATCCTCTACAAAAACACTTAATGTTTTTGTTTGACCAAATTCTATACCTCTGTTATCGCTTACTCTAATAGGAGCATTGATAGTTTGTTTTCCTGCTTCTGCATCGTTCCTTACAAAACTTGTTCCAGACACTGGCAAGTTGTTTATAACAAGATTATTAGCTTGTTCGGCTGTACCATTTAGAACACTTGTTAAAGATCTATTTAAATTAATACCAATTTTCAGTGGATAAGATGAAGTGTAGCCAGCAATGTTACTTTTTGGTGCAAATTCTTCATCGCTTATTAATGCAACAATCACATTTTCACTATAAATTGCTGTAACTTGTTTTGCAGGAGTGTCGTCGGCTCTATCAATTGAGATCGATAAAGCGCCGGTTATAGCTGCACTACTGTAACTTGGTCCTACTAACACATACCCGCTACCTGTGTAGATATACATTTGACTATTTTCAGTATCTACCCAAATATCGCCCACTGTACTATTATCAACGGCAGGTTGTACTGCTGATTTTTTAACGCCGCCTGCAGCAACCCATTGGGTGCCGTCATAAATTTTTAATTGGTCTATACCGGCAGTTGTATCATACCATAACTGTCCTTCAACAGGATTACCTGGAGGATTTGGATTAGCAAAATTTTCTAACATATTTAAGAAGTTTGTATTAACACTACTTCCATAGTCAGTTAAATTTCTTCCTATAAGTTGTAAACTTGTATCAGTATTAATACTACTATCTTCTACAGTGATGGTACCTTTGTTTGCCTCATCTGTAAATGGAATTTCATATGCCATTAGCTATTACCTCCGCTAAGGCTCTGAACTCTTACAGTATAGTCTATTTGGATAAGTCTGTTTAATGATTTTTGCACAGGATGAAAAATTACGTGTGTAATAAGTCTACCCGTTCCACTTGAACTATATCCTCTTAAACCTAGTTCGTCAAATACAAATTGTTGTTCTGTATCTGCTGCTGTGTCAAATGCATCTTGTCCATCTGGTTCGCCGTAATCAAGTAGAGCACTCACGACTACATCTGTATAATTTGTTCCGCTTACGTGTCTGGTTTCGATTTTATTTCTTGTAGGATCAGTATTATTTACATTGTTGCTATCTATAACTTTGGTGTAGGTTTGATTATATAAGCTTGCGTTTGTACCAGTGCTGTTAGGAGTAAGATATGTTATGATTCCAGTTGGATCGACTATTGTTCCTCCATTACCAAAACTCATTTCACTAATAAAACCTTGTCCAATATTGCCTAAACTTTCAGCAAGACTGATACTCATATTTTCATAATGAATTGCATTGCGTTTGTCTACAAACACAAAACCTGATTCAGGGTTATATATTTTAATATGACCCTCTATGTGTACACCGTTATGTTCTTTTTCTATCATAATACTATCCTTATTGTATTTATCGGGCGAGCTTATATGTGCTATCTGTTAGGAATCTGCTTATAGTGTTCTTACTGCTTGCAAGACTTATTCCGTCATCATTCCAAATTTTACCAGTTTTTCTAATTATTCTAATTTCAGTATCAGCAAGAGGTGCAGTAACTAATGTTAAAATATTATTTTCAACAGTAAATTCTGCTGGAACTACTACATCTCCTCCTGGACTATCTTGATCTAATGCTTCGTTGTACTGATAATAATTAGTATCAGCAGTAGAATTATTTGGATCAATTGGTGTAGCTTTTCTTAATCTTGTACCAGCTACAAAAACATCAAATTCATTAACACTTGTTGGTGTCCAATTTAAATTAAATGTTTTTGCTGCACCATCACCTGTAAATAGTTGTGTATATGTAGTATCTTGGTAAGGAATAGTCTCGCTTACACCTTGATGGAAAACTCTGCTATTAGCTGAATGCACATCTTTTACACCAGTTCCTAGTGTTCCTCTTCTTAATTGTCTTAATACATTTCCTTGTTTTACAAAATATTCAATTCTTTCACCGTTTATAAAAATTATACCAGGAATTGCAAGCTCTTTATTAGGTTCATCTAAACCATCTGAACTTTTTAAGTTAATACTTAGATCATACCAATTTAAATCAACTGCTAAATCATATTCCATTCCGCTGTTAATTCTCTTATAATGATATCTATTGAGAACGTCTTTGAATATTCTATATGCAAATTTCTGCTTACTTACATCAGCAGTAAAATATAATATTTCAATTCTATCATTTTTTATTGGGCGCTCACTTAAAATAATTGATTGTCTATTATCAGATAATGTATAATCTGCTTGCGAAGTTAAAAACTTGCCATTTAGAAATACCCAAGCATATTCAGGACCGGGTATTTTCTTGTCTAGTTTTATTTCACCTCTGCTAAGTAAGTTTCTTGTAAGATAATTAGCAGATCCTTCTGCTGCATTTGTATCCTCATATGAAACACGTAAACTTAGTCTTTCAAATTCATTTGTATCGTGATTTGAAAATACATAAATTTTTACATCTTGTGTAGGAATATCTTTTAAACTTAATCTTTCACTATCTACAACTCTGATACTATCAATTTTAAAATCAGTGCTATCGTCAAAGTATAACGACGGCGTATCGTCTTTAGCAGCAAGTGCTATTAGATCCCTAACATATCCTTGTAACTTAATTGTAACTTCTTGTCCAGTCTTTGTATATTCCTGTACAGTACCAATTACATTAGTGCTATCATTGAGTGTAAAATTAATTTGATCTAATGGAGCGTAATCAACTAACGTGCCTGCATTGCTTAATTTAATTACTGTATCTACAAAAAAGTATTCTGCATTGTCTATTAAATATACTCTAAGTATATCTCCAGATTTTCCAATTTCTCTGGTTGTAAATTCTATTCTGCCGTTTGTAGTACTGTATATATAATTTATAGGATCAACTAATTGATCATTTATATAAACTAAAATATCTAATTGAGAAATTTTAGTTTGATCTAATAATTGCCAATTGTCTATTTCATATGCTCTATCAACTGTCATAGTGTGCTTTTTGACATATCCAGCATCTAAAAATTTATCGCCTACTTTAACTAGGATATTATGACTAATTGGTTTTTTGTTAAACGGCAGTGGTACTGCACCATTTGATCCAAAAGTGTGTGATCTTTGTGTAGATACAGTTCTATCAAACGTATCATCTATTGCAAGTTGACTGTATTGCTTTCCTGTACCTTTATAAAGAGTATATGTTATAATGCTATTAGCCGGTGGCACTTCACCAAATACAAGCATAACCTTATTTGCATTATCGCCATATTCAGGTCCTGATGCA